TATTTGTCGATAAGCTGGCCGGCAACCTTCAGACCGTTATCCGCGGCTTGCGTCATCTCTCCGGTCTCCGGGTCGAGAACAGGCTGGCCCTTGGAAACGAATGGACGCAGGAGGATGTCAAGGGATTGCTTGGCCTCGTCGAGCTGCTTCTTCGACATGCCGCCCTTGCCGGCTTCGCCCTTGGCCGCCTCTGTTTCCGCCTTGGCCTTTGCGGCCTGGGCGTAATTCTTCGCCGCCTCGGAGGCTCCCTCGACCTTCGTGAGCCCCGTCTTGACGCCTACCTCTCCCGGTTTCAGCTTCCGGCCGAGGATCTGTTCCGTCTCGACGACGTCCTGCTTGGTCTTCGAGGCCTTGGTAACGCCGGTGTAGGGAATCGGGTCGCTCTTCTCGGGCATGCCGCCCTTCCCCATCTTCCATCGCCGGGTGTAATACTGGCCGTCGTTTCCCATGAACGGCTCTTCCCTGGCGTTGAGCTCTGCAACCTTCGCCTCGGCGGCCTTCACCCCGGCCGTGAAGTTTTCCATGTTGAGCCCCGCCCCAGCGAACTTGAAGGCATCATCGAGATTCTTGAAAGGCATAATCCCGCCGGACCTCGAGAGTATGGCGACCTCTTTGTCCTTCAGGTTGGGATCCGCGTCCCACTTCTGCGCCAGCTCGGGATTGTTCGTCGAATCGCCCTTGAAGATGATCTTCATCTCGTCGCCGTTCACCCAATGCTGGTTATAGGTGTCGGCCAGCAGTTTCGCGGCCATGCGCTGCTGATTCTTGTCTCCGGTCGCCTCGCTGGCCTCGTACAGAGCATGTGCAGCGTTGAAGCTTTTCTTCGCCTTATCGAACTGCTTCTTTGAATCGTACTCTTCGACCTGAATGTCGTGGGCCTCTTGTGCGCGCGCGTCCTGTTTATCCCATCTTTCCTTCTGCTCCCCCCGCCATTTCTCGCGCTCTTCGCGGTCGGCTGCCCTTTCGGCCCCCCGTTCGCCTAACACGACGCCGGCATTGAAGCCCCTGGTTGCGCTATCCCAAATATCAGCCATGTCAAGTCCCCTTTATTTAGACCATTTTGTGCCGAGGCCGCCGAAGTATCCGCCTGCCATAGAGCCCAAGGCCATGCCGCCCACGTTCGCCACGAAGTTCCCGAATCCGCCTTCGCTTTCTTCCGTCCGGGTCGACGACAGCACCCGCGTCGCCAGAGGCGCGTAAGTGGCCGCCGCTCCGCTGTACGATCCGGCCGCCCGGGAATACGGGTCGGCATTGTTGACGGTCGCCGCCCCGCCCTGTCCGACAACCGGAGCCACACTCTTGTCGAGAGCCAACCCGAGGCGCTGGAAGTTCTCCTGCTCGGCCCTCTCCTTGGCTCCCGTCCGAGCCCCGGAAATCCCGCGGGCCGTATCCAGGGCCGCCTTGTTGACGGCGTTGCCGAAGGTCGTGCTGCCGGGGTCGATGCCATAGCGCGAGGCCTCGCGTCGCCTCATGGACTCCCCCAGCTTCGCCGCGGCCTTCACCTCGGTGGATGCCGAATCCATCCTTTCCCCGACGTCTACGCCCTCGAGGGCTTCCCTGTAATACTTCTCGGCGACCGGGAGCTGCCCCTCGAGTTCCTTCTTGTTCAGTGCCGTTGCCGCCGGGATCAATTCTCGGTTTCCGGCCGCCGCCTCCTGCTGGTATTGGAGTTGCTCGCGGGTCGAATCGGTCATATAGGGGAGAAGATCCTTGTTGGCCTGGGCAACCGCGATCTCGTAGTCCTGGAAATATGTTTTATACATATCCCATTGATCTTCGGCCATGACCTGCTGGCGCTCGGCGATCTCCGCCATCTTTGCCGAGGCCACGGGATCGTAGTTGTACGTCGTCGTCGTCGAGCTTCCGCCTTTACTGCCGCCCATAGGGCCCCCTTTCGACATACCAGAAGTGAGCTGGCACGCTCTTTTTCAGGTTCGCGTTCCAGAGCACAGACGGGATGATGCCGAGGTATTCAAATCCCATTTTCCTGCACCAGAACTCTGCCGGCTTATTCGCAACCTCCGTCATGCCAAAGAGAAGATCAAAGATCGGGTTCCCGGCCGAATCCTCCATGTAAAGCAGATCACAGACGACATCCCGCCCCACGCCAACGGCATCCTGCCCGCGGAGGTTATCGAAAAAGCAGAAGTGAAACTCCCCGCGTCGGCTGGCAAAATTGTTCAGCCAGCAGCACCCGGCGATCTCACCCCGGAATTCGATCACGAAAAGACGGTTCATGCCGTGCTTCATCATCGCAAGGAAGGCGTCCGGGTTCGTGACAGCACCGTCGTAGAACACCCTTTCCGCGAGTCCCTCGCCGTCCATCCTCTCGAAGAGGCCCCGGATAAAGGAATCTGCGAAGGTCGGGATTCCGTCGATGGCCGTGTATGGTAAAAGCCTGTATTCTTTCATCTTAATGGACTACCTTTAATGCGTCGCCTGTACGGTAGAGGTCCCCGGCCTTGAGCCCGCCCGCCAAAGCCGCTGCGTTATCTGCATACTCCGTCACGGCTTCGAAATCCCCCCAGGTGACGGCCTGGCTGCGGGGCGGGTACGTCGTGTCAGTCGATGACTTCTTGGCCCCGATGAGGATGGCCACGGCATCGCTCACCCTCTGCAGGAATTCCCTGTGATACGACGTCAGGCCGTCAGGCACCTTCCCGAACCTCTGCGGTCTAAGCAGCGACATCAAGCTCCTCCATGGAAGGCGCTATGGCCACGTCGACAACCGGGATGTCTCCGCTCACTTCGAAGTAGCACCGCCTGTAGGCGTTCGCGGCGGGCAAGCGGAAAGCCTCGTTATCCGATATGGTCTTCTCGAGCAAAAGCACCCCGTCGCCGTAGAACTTGAACGTGACGCCGAGATAGACCAGGGCTGCCCCGTCGTCGTTCAGGGTTGCCTCGTTGAGCGGATCCGCGTTCAGCACGCCGCCGATGTCGTCGTCTTCCTCGTCGAAGGTCTCCGTGTTTTCGGCGCCGTACTCCGATCGGCGGCGGACGTCCCGGATCACCCGGGCGGCGGACAGGCTTGTCGGGACCCCGAGAAGGTACTCCTTCGAGCGCCAGCGGTATTGCTGGTAGGATTCTGTCTCCCCCTCGAATTCATAGATCGCGTTGTCGCCCTCGTAATCCTGGGAGATGAAATAGAGCTGATTATCCGCCAGGGAGACATGCGGGGCGGCCGCTGTCGGATAGGTCGTCATCCGGCATAGGGACATATCCCGGGTGTTGATCAGGAACGCCCCGTTGTTGTGGAATCCGAAGTAATATCCGCCGTGGTACACGGCCCGGATCGCCGAGGGGCTGTAATTGGCTTGGTATTGCTTCCCCGTGAAGTAGTCGTAGGAAAAGAGCTTCGGCCCGTCCAGCGTCACCAGGACGATGCCCTCTTCTGAGGGAAAGAGTACCCCCAGCTCACAGGAGACGATGCCAGCCTTCGAGCTGCAGGGATACCGGCCGTTGAGCTTCGTGGTGCTCATGGCGTCGGCCGTGCCGGACATGAGGTAAATGAACTCGTCTGTCAGCACGACAATGGTGTTCCCGATGTAGCCAAGCCCGACGATCGTGGAATCGACGGGGTAGGAATACGGCCAGGCATGGGGAAGAAAGGGCTCCGAGATGTAGACGCGGTTGCCGACGAACCCGGCCAATGATCCGCCGTCGGGGGCGATCAATCCGGCAAGGGTTGCAGGAGGAGGGGCCCAATCCTCGCAGGTGAACGCTTCCCCGAGGGCGGAATCCGCAACGTCGTCCGTGAAGGTGTATGTGCTGAAATCCACGCCGGCCGTGTCGAATTCCCCCACAAAGAGGAATTCCGCAACCCCCGATGTTGACGCGGCCGTCCGGTAAATCCGGATCTTCCCGATGGATCGGCTGGCCGGGGGTTCCGTGAACCCGGAAAGCGTGACATCCCCCGAGCCGTAATCGGTGATGGAGGCAATGGCCGAATTCTGCCCCTCTTCAGCGTCCGTGGTGCCGAGCTTGACAACGTAGGTGTAAATGTAGGCCCGGTACGTTGCTCCGGGTGTATATCCCGCGTCGATCGTCAGCGCCGCCGCCGGCGCCGGGACCCCGAGCTTGTAATAATCGGTCGTGAAATCGAAGGTCGCGCTCAGGATGGACGTGGTCAGCACCCGGGGCTCCGTCATGCCCGTGACGTAGACGCGATCGTGGGCCTCGCCTGCAATCGGGCTGCGGGCGAAATCGAGTTCGCTGGCATTGACGATCCACTCGTCGGTTCCGGACTTCTTCCACTGGTATAGGGTCTTGAGCGTGCCGGATTCTGTGAGGTTCTGGATCCGGGCATTGGCCCTGAACGGCCGAAGGTCCCCGCGTGAAAGGTCGCAGTTTTCCGCAACCTGGGCCTCATATTCCTTGCTCAGGTGTGTGGCCACCCGGGGGCGCTCGCCGGAAAAGAAGTTCTGCCGGATCCGCATTAGAAGAACCTCAAGGATTTTACGCTCGTGCTGCGCCTCGTCATTCCCTTGTCTTTCTTTATCTTCGCGCTGGCAACGCCGTCGTTGTAATCGGAAAGATTCTTGGCGGCCGTGATCTGGTCCGTCCAATCCTTCCTGGGCATGGACATGAGCCTCGCCCGTGCGCCCGCTGCGATCGTATCCCGGAATCTGTAATAAAGATCATCGTCCATCGTCGTCGCCGTATCGAGCGGCACGAAGATTTGCTTGATGTAAAACCGCTGATCCTCGGCCTCGATGCCATAGAACTTGATGTGCGTCGTGTCCGGCCAGGTGAAAAACTTCGTGCCCGAGATGGAGATTTCGTCGAGGTCGTCCTGGTCGTTCAGGAGCTTGATCTCCTGGGCGTCCCACTTCGCCCCGTCGATCCGGAACTCTGTGAGCAGGATCGGGCGGCCATCCGTGATGTAAGTGGCAAGGTTCACGTTCACCGAATCGTTGTCCGCCGCTACGATGTCCGTTGATAGCACGTCATGCTCGAAGGCCTTCTCGAGGATGTGCGTTTCCTCACAGAACTTGATGATGGTCCTCAAGACGGCCTCGTCGACAAGGACGTTGGGGCACCCCATGACGTCAGGTGCCACGCGCCGGGAGATCTCGGTGAGGTTGGTCGCCATGGCCTACTCCTTGTCCTTGAGGATGACCCGGGTTTCTGTTTTCGTCTTGCCCGCCCCGAAAATCAGGTACAGCCCGATTGCGGCCACGAGGACCGCGACGAGCTTTTCGCCGTCCGGGCTCAGGGTGTATCCGAGGCCTGCGATCCACTCGATCACCTCCGCGACCATCTCCTTGAAGATGACGACGACGGAGCCGAGAACGGCCAGCGTTCCGGGGATCGTGCTTTTCATTTCCTTTACGCGCTCAAGTATTTCGTTCATATCAACCTCACTGCTTCCTTGAAGATTCCGAGTTTCGGCATGTCCGCGGGGGTCGGGGCCTCGCCGCCGATCCCGTAGCAGACCGCACAGTATTCCGAGCAAAAGAGCTTGTCCATCTGCGTCGATACCCTGCGAAGGCACAGGCGCAGGATTGATTGATAGTCGTAGGGGGTCCCGATAAAGGACAGGGCGCACTCTCCGACATGGGACCGCTTCACCCTGCACTTCTCTTCGTCCAGCGGGAACCACCAGACCCGCCCGTCGTAGTGCGCCAGCCGGGCCGACAGGACGTTGAGCACCACTCCGTCCGCCAGGGCCTCCGTCGTGAACCGCCTACCCTCGGCCCCCTCGTACTCCGCAAGGCGAATCACCAGGGACGCATGGGAGTATTCGGACAGGGTGCGCCAGCGGATCGCCTTGCCGATGAGCCGATCACTGGACCACATCAGCAGGTCCCCTGTCTGCATCTGAGTCTTGACGTTGTGATAGACGGTCAGGTCGTTCATTTCGCCGCCACTGCGAGGGCGAGGGCATAGCCCAGCTTGTACCCTTCCAGCCCCGCCTTCATCTGAGCGAGATAGATCTTGTAGGCGTCCACGTTGACCTCACTACCCTTGAAAATGACAAGCTCCGCGACGATGGCAACCTCCGCAGCAAGGGCCGGGTCGTTCTGGTAGCCCG